GAAAAAATTGTTGACAGATATGTCAAAGGAGTGATATACTATAATCAGAAAGAGATAGAAGCACTAAGGTGCAGAAGTTCAGAAGATGAAAGGAGATTATTATGTTGCCGAAAATCAGTTGCTACAATGACACCTGCTGGTTCGTGCACGACATGTATTTGGGTCAGCATATCGCAAGAGTAGTTATGCAGGATCCTGAGTTAGATGAGCTGTGGGGAAGAAATCTGTATTTCAGATGTGTTCCTGCTGACGAGTACAATGCGGTGAAGCATCACTACTGGGTATTCATTCCGGAGTGGAACATGTACAGATGCAATATCAGTGCAGGTTGACGCTTAAAGCGTCACCTAATGCAGGCATAGCACGTTGCAACCCGTGTTGAGAAATGCAGAGCAGGTGACGAGTGAAGTCAAAAAGAAAGGAGATAAAAATGATGAACGCAAACTGGAAAGAGACTATTGGGGCGATGATTGAAGAGCAGAACACTTCCCGTCAGTACAGTATGAATCCGTTGGATGATATTTTAGATGAAGACTGGGATGAGGAAGATTACATGTTTGATATTGATGATGAATGGTCTCGGAATTGCCCATGCGATACGTATGGACCGACAGCTTGTAATACAAGTTGCTCCAGATACTTTGAGTGCAATGGCTGAAAAATGATTCTAAGATAGTAAAATATCCCGCCGTGTTGAAAATCCAGTCAAAAATTTCGATGCGGCGGGATAGAAAAGAGAGAAAAATTGAAATCCTTATCAAAATATATACTATCCAACAAAATATACCTATTCCAATACAATAATAAGTATAAATATAGGAACTATATACACAGAAATACTGATACCATCTGACCCATCAGCCTTACGCCAGGCAGTATCCAAGCGATATTCCAGCAATTTCCAGCATACTCTATATATACGTTGCGGAAAGGTATAAAAATTTTCTATAGGAAACGTAAATTTTTATAGATTTTTTCTATAGGAAGAGCGTTTTTCTTGACAGAACAGACGAAGGAGTGATATAATATAATTAGAGAGAAGAAACTATTCCTTTGTGCAATTTGACAGTAGTGTATTTTGCCAGACGGGGTAGGTATGGAGTGTGTTTGTGCAATTTGTACAAAGAAAGGAGAAAAAATTGAAAAAAGTTTCAGAGGAGACAAAAAATGCAGCCGTAAACATGTTACAGGACATTTCCGATGCAGAATTTCAGTATGTCCTGTACGTCATGAAAGAGATAAAATCCATCGGCAGAGAAGCACACGATGCGATTATGGCAGAAAGGAGAGCTTTTTACGAAGGTAACAGCACTGCCGAGTCCAAAGATAATTCAGAATTGCTTGAGGACCAATATTTACAAGACGCCCGACAGCAGGCAAACATCCTGTGGGGACAGGCGCAAGAGCGCGGCGTAAGTGAAAAGATGCTGAATCTCCTTGATTATAGTATTAACCAGTATATATAATATATATCCTATAGTATATATAGAAATAATATATAAGCCACTATGGTGTGATAGAATTTTTCTATACCTGCCATAGTGGCTATTTAAATAGAAGAAACAGACCCACTTTTATGAAGGACTGAGTTTGTAGATAACGCTCAATCCACACATCCGCACCAGCGCCGACAAGCAAGGCTGGTGATGGGGATGCTGGTGGGGACAAGTCCAGCAAATATGAGCGCACGTATACCCTGCCATCAATAAAATGGCGGGGTATTATAATAGAAGAAACAGACCCAGTTTTTATTATCCTATAGTATATATACTATCCTATTATATATAGAAGAAACTCACCTCAAATCCCTCTGCCATCAATATAAATAAGCACTGCGCTCTATAATCCATGAAGGACGCGTATCGTCTACAAAGTCAATAATCCATGCATCCTTGCGCTCGCCCTGCGCAGAATATGCAGTCCTTATGCATAGTTACTGTATTTTATACAATCCACATGCATATTCTTGCTCTCGCCTGTATTTACTGCCTTCAGTCCTCTTTGTGCAAAATGACGATGAAGTATTTATCCAGCATATAGTAAAATAAATACTCCGTTGTGCAAATTGTACAATCCTTTGCGAAATTGCGTCATCCTCGTGTCGTTTTACTGTGCATAAATCCTTCGTGGATTATACAGCTTTTATGCATAAATCCCTGCCTCCCCGGCCAGGGCACCCACAGCCATCGTGGCCTTGCCGTCGCCTGGTCCACGCCTCCTGCCAGCAAGGACTCAGCTCTGCTGAATCCTTGCCTCCCAGGCGATGGATGCATCTGCTGATGCTCCATCCCTGGCCCAGGCGCCATCGAAGGATGGCACCCTGCCTCCCAGTCCAGCTCCACGCTGGACCTGGCAGCCCAAGGTCCACGCCCTGGCCGTGGAGGGAGGCGTGGATCGCCCACGGCGGGATGGCGCCCCCGGCCCTGGCAGGATGGCGGGACCCAGGCAGGCGGGGCTGCCGGCCCGCGGACTCGAGGAGCGAGGGAGCTGGTTAGCTACGGCTAACCGCGCGGACGGTTAGCTGGCGCTAACTGCGCACGCAGGAGTTAGCTGGCGCTAACGTGGTTAGCGTGGACTAACTCGCTCTGCGAGGAGTTAGCTACGGCTAACTCGGTTAGCTCTGGCTAACTGGAGTTAGCGGATGCTAACTGCGCACGCAGGAGTTAGCTATCGCTAACTCGAACGCTCGTATGAGTGGAGTTAGCAGATGCTAACATCGAACATGCGAGCGACGGGAGTTAGTGAATACTAACAGCAAGTGCTGAAAATCGATAAAATATTTACTCAAATTTGATTGAAAAATTTTTCAAATATATATTGACACGTTAAGCGTATAGCGTTATAATGAGTACATCAAAAGAAATAAACAAGCGCAAAACAAAAATAAGTCGCAAGTCACTGTTTCAGCTGATAGAGTAGAAAAAACATTAGATTAGAACGCATTAGCGAGAAAGTGAGAAAAAAAATGAGAAACAATAACATGAACGTCACTGTTAACGAAGTCGTTGAACTTATCAATAAAGATAGTCATTTCAACGCAAAACTGTTAGCAAATAAAGACAGATGTGCTGTATATGACAGAAACAATAAGAAGTGCGCTGAAATAGCGTACAGAAACAAAACAGCGACTTTTTCAACAGCTGTACAGTGCAACAGATTCGACTATGCGAGACTGTACGACACTGCAAGAGCGCTCGATACTGAGTACAAGTATCACTCATGCAAGAACAATAGAAACTACATTACAATCAATCATATCGACAGTGATGACATGCTTAACTTTGTATTCGAGCTTCTCGATTCTGAAATCGATACTTTCGATTGATATAAAGTAGCATAGCACAGTAACAACTAAATAGCACGCAAGTCGCACGCAAGCGACTTGCGTGCACAACAAAGAAAGAGAATAAAATGTTTGCATTTGATGAATTAATGTGTATTATCTGTCTTTCAATTACAGCAACACTTTTATTGTTGTTAATCGAAAAAATCGTGAAAAACACAAAAAGAATTAAAGAATTGAATAATGAGATTGCAAACTTCAATGAGTACATTGAAGAACATGCTATCACAGTTTTCGATACTTTCAGAAATAACGAAATTATTGCAAATATTAGAACAATTCAGTAAGTTAAAGCAGTACAGTGTTAACGTGATACAGCGTTAGCACTGTACTTTTTTAATGCGTTACGACTTTAATGCGTTAAAGTGCTATCACTGTACTACGCTAAACTTTAGTATGATGAAGTGTAGCACTTCAACGTGTGAAACTGTCGCACTTCAACGTGCTAAAGTGCTTTAACGCTTCAACGTGTTAAAGCACGCTTTAGCGCATTAACGCGCTGACACTTTAGCGCGCTAAAGGGGTTAGCACACGCTAACCGATCACGCACGTGTGCGAGCCTCTTCCAGGCTCCCACCTATATTTTTCGTAGTAGGTCGTGGCTTGATTTCTCAGATTTCTGCCAGGTCAGATTTCTAAGTAGGTCGCGGAATTTGACACACTCGTAAATATGAATTATAATGTTTCTCAGAAAGGAGAATATCTATATGGAAAATCAAACACTTGCTACAGAACTAATGAAGGAATTAACACTCTCCGCCAAACGATGGTTTTTTGCTTTCATAGTAATGGTTATACTTGAGATATGCACGATTGGCGGATTCATGTGGTATCTTTCACTGCCTATTGATGAAGTTACTGTTGAAAGTGAAGACGGAAATGCTAACTATGTCGGCGATGACGTGATGGGAGCAATTTACAATGGCAAGAGTAACAGTAAAGAAACGAGCACGAAGAAGTAGAGGCGCAAGCGCAAGACGTAGAAGGAGGTGATTTTATGGGCGGTCAAAGAGACCAATCACGAATTATCAGAAAACTTCAAAGAGCTTGTAACATTATTTATGATGAGCATTTATGCTATAACATCAATCAATGGTATTCCGACAGACATAAACGGGAGATTAATCGTTATACTCTTCATAAACAGGTTTTTGACGAAAAGACTGGCAAGAATATGAAGCAAGAGCTTTTCAGCACTTATTCACTCTTGCAGATGGTTTTCTTTTTACGTGACTACTGGTACATGCTCAATGGACAAGAGCTACCTACTGACAACGAAAAGTGGAATGAAATTAGAAAGGGGACGATATTAGCAGATGGCACCACCGAAGGGACATAAATGGTATGGGGGCGGCCCTAAACCTATTACAGAAGATACACCCCTAACTCCAGCTGAGTGGAAATTTGTCGCCACGTATATTAACACAGAAACAAGAAATATGGGTAAAATCGGCAAAGCATCGTCTATGAAATTACGCACTGAGAAAGGCTATGAAAATCACACAAAGAGGATGCTTTTAAAGCCTAATGTTAGAAAGGTGATAGAGGGACTTATGGCAGAACAAGCAAAAAAGACTATTGCTGACGCTAATGAAGTAATGGAATATTTTACTTCTGTTATGCGCGGCGAAGTCAAAGACCAATTTGGATTAGATGCACCGCTTACTGAACGTACTAATGCGGCTAAAGAATTAGCAAAGAGAACAGTAGACGTAGAACAGCGTAAACAAGGACTTGCTGACAATAAGATTGAAATTAAGATTGATTGGGGTGATGACAATGAATAATGATTTCATGGATGAATATATTACTAAGTTTGCTATAAGTGCAGGTAAACGTGCTTTATGGACTTTTGCTGAAACTGCTGTAGGCATGATTACTGTAGGACAAGCATTTACAGATGTTAATTGGATTCATATCTTTTCTGTTGCCGGCGTTGCGGCAATCGTGTCTTTCTTAAAGAGTATTGTTATTAGTATGCCTGAAGTAGAGGAGAAGTAATATGGGATATACAAACAGTTCTTTGGTAAAACATAAAATAATGTCTCCAAATCGTTATCATCCTCGTAAGTATCCAATTACCAGAATTACTATACATCACATGGCTTGGATATTAGCTACTTCTCAGCAGTGCGGCAATAGCTTTAAGAACCCTTCAAGGCAAGCATCTTCTAATTACGGCATAGGCTATGATGGCGATATTGCACTTTATGTAAATGAAGAAGATGGCGCTTGGACTTCTAGTGATTACGATAATGACAACAGGGCAGTTACTATTGAAGTAGCAAACAGTACAGGCTCACCTAATTGGTCTGTGTCTAATAAATCCTATAAAGCACTAATTAATCTTGTCGCTGATATTTGTAAGAGAAATGGCAAGACAAAGATTTTATGGCTGGGCGATAAAGAGAAAACTCTTGCGTATGAGCCTAAAGACAATGAAATGATAATGACGGTACACAGATGGTTTAGCCCTACACTATGTCCTGGCCCTTATCTCTATAGTTTAATGCCTGACATTGCGAGACGTGTTAATGAGAAGCTACAGGCAGTTAAAACAGAGCCTGCTAAGGTCACTATTAAAAATGTTACTACTGAGACCCAAATCTGGGATTTCTTAAAGAGTAAAGGGCTGAATGATTGCGCTGTTGCAGGAATAATGGGTAATTTACGCGCTGAATCAAGACTCATTCCTACTAATCTGCAAAACTCTTTTGAAAATAAACTTGGCTTTAATGATGAATCTTATACTAAAGCTGTTGATAGTGGCGCTTATGATAACTTTGCTGACGATAAAGCGGGTTATGGACTTGCACAGTGGACATACCCTTCCCGTAAAGCAAATTTACTTGCTTTTGCAAAAGCCCAAAAGAAGTCTATCGGCGATTTAGTTATGCAGTTAGAGTTTCTGTGGAATGAAATGCAAAACTATACCACTATGATGACAGAACTTAAAGATGCTAAAACGGTACGTGATGCCTCTAATTCGTTCTTATTCAGATTTGAGCGTCCTGCTAATCAGGGTGGTAAGGTTCAAGACGATAGGACAAATTTCGGTTTAGAATACTATAAGCTATTCTCAACCAATGCGGTTAAAACAGCAAAAGAATCGTTAAAACTCTATAGAGTACAAGTCGGTGCTTTTAGAGAAAAGGCAAATGCTGAAAAACGAGTGCAGTATCTTAAAGAGTTAGGTACGGACGCAATTCTTAAAAAGTCCGGCAGTTATTATAAGGTGCAGGCTGGTGCGTTTTCAAAGCATGATAATGCAGAAGCATTGCTGAACAGGATGAAAAATGCGGGTTATGATGACGCTTATATAATTTATGAGTAATATAAAAATTAACTTAGATGAATGTATTATACCTATGTATAAGCCCATATTACGGGATATATTAGAGCATAAGCACACTCACTATGTTTTTGCTGGCGGGCGCGGCAGTACAAAATCCTCATTCGCAGGAGGTATTGCCGTGCCAATGCTGATTATGCAGAATCCCAAAGTACATGCTGTATGCTTTAGAAAAGTCGCTAATACTATACAAAATAGTATTTTTGCACAGGTAGTATGGGGAATATATCAGTTAGGTGTAGAGCATTTATTTAAAATACCAAAAACATATAGTACACCTATCACATACTGGCCAACTGGACAAAAGATATTCTTCATGGGACTTGATGACCCTATGAAAGTAAAATCTATAAAACCACCCTTTGGTTATATAGGAATTACTTGGTTTGAGGAACTTGACCAGTATGCAGGACAGAATGAATTACGTACTGTTACTCAGTCTACTATGCGTGGTGGTGAAGATTTCTGGGATTTCAGAACTTTCAACCCGCCTATTAGTAGAAATAACTGGGCTAATGAATACGCAGATGAATGTGAGGCTTTTGATACTGAAAGCACTCTTGTTATACGTAATTCATATCTTGATGTGCCGCCTAGTTGGTTAGGTCAAGCGTTCATAGATGAAGCTGAACGTCTAAAGAAAATCAATCCTAGAGCATATGAACATGAATATATGGGTGTAGCTACTGGTACTGGCGGTGACGTATTTGACAATGTTGAAGATTTAGATATGCAACAGCTTGTACAACGGAAAGATGTATACGGCAATATTACTGAAACACTTCCTATGTATAAGACTTTTGATAAGATATATAACGGTATTGACTGGGGATTCTCTATTGACCCGTTTAGATTTGTTAAATGTTACTTTGACCGAAATCATTTAGATTTATATATCTTTGCCGAATATAATACACTAAAAACTAGAAACAGAGTGGTATTTGATGTACTATATAAAGAGAAGAAATTAATTACATTTGATGAATTAGTTACCGCAGATAGCGCAGAAGAAAAGTCCGTAGCTGACTTTAAAGCATATGGAGCATTTATACGTGCCGCAGATAAAGGACCAGATAGTGTTCGATATGGTATAAAATGGTTACAAGGTTTAAATCATATATACATAGATAAACGAACATGCCCTTATTCATATAGAGAATTTGTCAGTTATGAATATGAGACTGATAAAGACGGCAATTTTATCAGTTCGTATCCTGATGAAAATAACCACAGCATTGATGCTGTTAGATATGCAATGCAAACATATGCTAATAGACGTGGACATTAAGGAGAATGTATGCAGTACGATAACGGTAAGAGTCAAACTAGAATATTGGAGCAGAATATTCACAATCTTGCTTATGCGCAATATGAAGGAGTCGGTGAGTATGATATACCAGAAATGCTACCAGTTCATATTGACGATTTAGAGCATATACCTATACAGGGATTTAATTATGCACTGAAAGAACAACATCCAGAAAATATAGGTGTTCATTTCTTTCTGCATGACTATCAGTTTGAACGAGTTTGGAAATATCCTGATAGATATACAGAAGTTTTGAAAAAATTCAAATTTGTGTTATCGCCAGATTTTTCACCATATGCAGATACACCTAAAGCTGTACAGATATTTAATGTATACCGTAATCGTTGGTGTGGTAGATATTGGCAAGATAACGGCATTACTGTTATACCAACATTTACTATTGGTAATCCTGAAATATTTAATCTCTTTTGTGCAGGTATTCCTAAACACAGTACAATAGCTGTATCTACAATGGGTGAAGGAAGATGGGGAGCATATAGAGGTTTAAAATCATGGTGGGGAGCTATGATGTATATGCTAGAACCAGAAACTATTCTTTTATACGGTAAAGACTTATCGAAAGAACTTGATGGTAACATAGTATTTAAACATATGATTAGTACAAAGGTGGCGATATAATGGCAATAAAGATGAGTGTAGGCGGTAAGTACGCTGGTACTAAGCGAGAGCCTAATCCAAATACAGCTGGTGTAAATAGAGGAGTTGGTCGCGGTAAAGGTGGTATTACTCGCGAATTTATAGGTTCTGGTGTCAATTCGTATCAATTTACCCGAGTTATTAACGGAGTAACACACACATTAACGGTTCGTGCGCACTCAGTTAAAGAGGCAAATACATTAGCCGCAACAAGAGGATATAAAACTACAGATAGAGAGATTAAACGACGTAGGAGGAGAAAATAATGTCTATCTGGAATACTCTTATGTCAAAATTAAGGGAGATAATTAGTATGGTAAGTGGAAAGGATATAGCGAAAGAATTAAATATCTCATATGCTATTTCTCCGCAGATGGAAACTGCGATTCATTTGTGGTCAGACATGTATAAAGATAATTCTCCATGGTTGCATGAGCCAACAGACGATGACCCTAAAAAAGTTGCTAGTTTGGGTATAGCTACATTAATTGCTAGTGAAAAGGCAAGATTAGCTTTACTTGAATTTGAGTCTGAAATATCAACGCCTACTGAAGAAGTAGAAGTACCTAATCCAGATTATCCTGGAGAAAAACAGTATGCAACAGATACAGAGGGGGAAAAGTTTCCAGTACCTGCTATAGAACCACCTAAGACTACTATTGAAGAAAAGCCGGTTGGTGATACTCAAAGGGCTGAGTATCTTGAACGGCAATACAAGAAGCTACGCAAGCAGTTACGCAAGCAGATTGAATATGGTATTGCAAAGGGCGGACTTGTAATTAAACCATATATTGTAAAAAATGCTCTGCCTGATGATGATACAGCTTCCTATACAGTTAAATCTGATATTAAACCTACTACTGAAATAGAATTTGAATTTGTACAAGCAGATTCTTTCTTTCCTCTTGCATTTACTCCTGATGGTGAGAAGATTACAGAAGCGGCGTTTATACAGACTAAACAGGATAAGAATGTAACATATCACAGACTTGAGTATCATAAGTGGCAAGACAATGTTGTTACTGTAATTAATAAAGCATACAGGTCAACAACAGGTGTTGGAGAATTATCACTTAGTAATCTTGGTAAAGAGATTCCTCTTACAGAAGTGCCTGAGTGGAGAGATTTTCAACCCATCACATACATTAAAGATGTGACGAAGCCGATGTTTGCATATTTCAGGATGCCTGATGCTAATATTATAGATACAAAAAGTCCGCTTGGTGTTTCTGGTTTTGCTCGTGCTGTAAGCCTTATTAGAGAAGCAGACTTTATTTACTCCACACTTCTTTGGGAATATGAAGGTGGCGCACTTGCTATTGATATTGACCGTGACGCTTTAAAGATTGAAGATGAAAACGGCAATGAGATAAGCAAACTTAGTCAGTTACAACAACGGCTATATCGTAGAATTGACTTAGGCGCATCTGCTGAAACATATCAGCCATTCGCACCGTCTTTACGTGATGCTAACTATATCAACGGTCTGAATACTGTTCTCATGCGTATAGAAGATATTTGTGGTATTAGTAGGGGCACACTTTCTGATGCGGCAGATGTAGCACGTACCGCAACTGAATTAAAAATTCTGAAACAGAGAAGTTATCAAACCAATGCAGACATTCAAGCGGCAATCGAATCTGCATTACGTGATGTAGTTTATATAATGAATGTATATGCAGATTTATATAATATTACTCCACAAGGTGATTATGATGTGTCGTTTGAATGGGATGATAGTATTATCGTAGATGCCAATGAAGAGTTAGAGAAGCGTATTCTGTTAATGCAAAATGGACTTGCTAGTAAAGTTGAAAACAGAATGTGGTATTTCGGTGAAACTGAGCGTCAAGCTGTTGAGGCACTTGCAAAGATTGATAAAGAGCAACAACAGAATCAACAAATGGCATTAATGAATCAGTTTGACCTTAATAATAGAATAATGAATGGTCAGAATCCTAATAATAAACTGAAATATAATGAGGATAATCAAAACTCTGAGAAACGTCACGAACGTCAGAGAAATCAAAGGTTCAACAAATAAACCAAAGGTTCAACAAATAATTGTAAACATTCAGATAAATGTTTACAGTTTGGTTAAATTGTGCTACAATGATTGTAGTCCAGAAATGGACCGCATTTCATTCTCCTTGATTTGTGAGGGAGTTTTGCCGACACTCCCTCACAGATTTAAAGAGAATAGTCCAACGTAAAGACATATAAAGAACGCATAACAACATTCGCCGCAAACTGCCTGCGGACATATAAATAGCAGATATAAACGAATGAGAAAAGGAGAATTATATGACAATTAAGGATGTATTTGACAAAGCTGAAAACGGCACACTTACATGGGAGCAGTTCCAGTCGGCTATGGGAACAGCTAAGTTCGTTGATTTAACGGAGGGTCAATATGTATCCAAACAGAAATATGATGACGATATTTCAACTCGTGATACTCAAATTACCACCTTGAACACGACAATTCAGACCCGTGACCAAGACCTTGCTACACTGCAACAGACACTTACTGATGCGGGTGATATTAACGCATTAAAGCAAGCGTCACAGGATTTAGCAAACCTTCAACAAAAATATGATACCGAAACTAAGCAGTATCAGAGACAGCTCAGACAGCAGGCATATGAGTTTGCTGTGACAGAGTACGTAAATGGTCAGAAGTTTACGAGTAAGGCCGCAAAGAATGATTTTAGGACACAGATGATTGCCAAGAAACTTCAATTTGAAGATGGCAAACTTATTGGTGCAGATGATTTTAAAGCTATCTATGCACAGAGTGACCCAGATGCATTTGCACCTGAAACTCCTGCCGCACAGCCGGTAAATCCTACTCCTACATTTGTTCAGCCTACAAATAATCCGTCTCAACCGAAACCAACATTGAGTCAGTTAATGCAGATGAAAAATGAACATCCTGACGCAATTATCAACATCTAGGAGGTGATTTTAGATGCCTATGCCCCAATTTGATTCTAAGATATTTAATGGTGAAGTATTCCAGAAGTACGTTGACAGAGTACCGAATACTAAGCTGAATGAGCTGTTAAAGTCGAGAGCCGTTGTTTCTCGTCAAGACCTCGCAGGTGCGATGGCAGACCAAGTCGGTGGTAACTATCTTACCACTCCCTTAAAGGGTCTGATTAGTGGTTCCATTCCGCTGAACTACGATGGTGTTACTAATATTACGTCCCAGACCACTCAGA